CGCCTGTGGTTCCAGCCCAGGGTTTAGGCACTTAGCCTAAGCCCAGGGGGGGTTTTCTGAGATCGTCATCAGGCAGTATAGCATCTGCCCTCCCTAACTCCCGCAGCCATCGACGAATCGCGCTCAATTGTTTTGGGCAATAAGCGTAGAGCGTCTGATAAGATCTCAAAGTATCTATGGCTACAGCGGGCTTAAGGTGGTGGAGGACATAAGAGTGTTTGGCAGTATAGACAGGGTAATAACCATTCTTGTCTATTGTAACGCCGCAAAACTCTTTTACACCATCTTTTCTGATCTCTTTAATTTTTGGTCCAAGCTTTGCCATTTTGTCCCAATAAGAGTCCTGAACAGGCTCTTGGATAGTGTCATCTCCCATAGAAAGAATCTTTCCGGGAGAACCACACATAATGTGGCAAGCTTTCTGCCATAGAGAATTCAGAAGTATGGTAACCTTCCAACCAGAGGGCATTACCCCAGGATGCTCTGTCCTGAAAACACCTCCTCGAAACTTGAACTTTTTGGGACCAAGCATAGCCAAAATATGGTTCTTGAGAACTTCATGGCAGCCAGTTGCTCTGCTTACGAAAAATTGGCAAGCGAAATTGACCATCCACAGGACAACAGTCCAGTCCCAGGATGATTTATCAGCACAGGTATCAAAGCCCTCTGTGACCTCATTAAAGGCCACAATGCCCGAAGGCACATTGGGTGCCCAGCCGATAGCAATGCCATTATACAGAGTATTCTGCATCTGACTTTGAAGTTCTGGCATAAAGAGGAGGTCTGCAACTATTTGATCAGTAGCGCTAACGCCGCTGATAATTCTGACTCTCCCCTCTTCTAACTTGGTCTTCTTATGTGGTTCTTGTTTGATGAAGGGAAAGATGGGATCCATGGCAGGAGCTGTTTCAAGTTGTTTAAAACGATTGAGAACAGCATGATAGAGATCATTAACTCTATCGCCTTGATAGCCGAAACCCGGTAAATAACCGAAAACGACTTCATTTGTAGAACCAAGCGAAACCCAAGGATTTCCTGGGCATGACTTAGGGTCTAACATAGGGGTCCCATCTCTCATCTCAGAGATAAAATCGGTGAACGTGTCAAGGTCCGTAAGGGCAGGGAAGTCTTTCCAATCTACTGGGAGTTGTCCAATTGGCGCAGGGTGGCCTCGAAGAATGGTTTCAACGCAGCCATCGACACTTTCTTGAGTAACTCCTCGACACCGTTGTCTGGCGGCATCATGGATTCCTGAGTGAAGTTTGAGCGTTTCTCGAAGCGCCTCGGGTTCCGTGGCTTTCGGGGGCCACCCATATTGTTCTTCTCCTGGGAAGGCTTTCGAGATGTATTTTGGTGTCTCGAGTTGCGCGTTTCCGAGGGAGTCTCCAAGTTGGGGGCCCAGCTCACCTTCTTCTTCTTCTGGATAGTCTCTGAACTCTGCTCTTCTGAACAGAGACTTGGTTGGCTGGAGAGTTCCGCTTTCTGGTTGTCGGGGGCCCCATCTTCTTTCTGGGGTGCCCCTAAACGAAAATCCTGGCCGTCTTCAGTCTCCTCAAAATTGAGTCCAAAAGTCTCGAACATATCAGATAAATCTGATAGTCGTTCCTGGACCACCTGAGGTTCAGCGGTTTGGGAGATACTGGTAGGTGTTTGCCTTTTGGGAACAGCTCGCAGTACAATGAGTTGAGTTTCAATGTTCCGCAGCCATCTATCGACATGTGCTCTAGTTTGAGCCTGAGGTGGAGGCATATCATCCCTGTGCTTATGGCGATAATTCGCCCAGTTTGTGGACTGTGCGGCATCTTTGTCGCTCTTCTGAACAACTTGCTCAAAGAGATCAGAAGCTTCTGCAAGCTTCGTCGAGATCACACGCATTGTGTCAGCCAACAAACTAGCGTCGGCAGCTTGTTGAAAGCTTGCCTCTTTATCACGCCTAGCAAGGTTGAGATTGCCAGTCCTGCACATCATCTCCATAGCCACTTTTGCTTCATTGGCGTCATGGAGGATTCTTGAAAAAGCCCTCAGGCCTGTAAGAACATGCGTTGGTTCCAGATTTTCCATCGGTCTGGGTTTAGATTCCCAGACGAGGTTCTTCGGATCAATCTGTTGTTTGATCCATTGGAGGAAAGACTCATTTTCCATCTTCTTTGCATTTTCCCATTGGATAACTTCATCAAAGTCTGGTTCATCAACCTCCCACGCTTTGCCTACCGCTGTATGGTAGTTGCTATCTCTTTCAACTTGGTCATAATCGATGAAATCATCATATGACTTCCTGAATTGAGAATATTTTGAGCGCAAGAGTCGTAGGTGGTGGTCAGTTGCCTCATAATTGTAGTTTCTACCATCAGAGGTGCGAACATAAGCTCTATCACCTCTGACAGAAAGTTCAAAAGGGGGCTCATCCTTCATCCAAGCAAAGCCATCTTCAGAATGCTCAAGAGAGAATTCCCCAGATTCCTGGGAGAAATCTCCGAAGCCACGAGGAGTGACTTCCTTGACTTCACCTAAGATGGGCCATAGCCAAACTCCTAGGTTGACTTGGTTCTGGAGGGAAGCTAGATGCATCCCAACAACTTTGTTTCCTTGGAAAAGTGGAGCACCCGAGAAACCACCATCTGTTGATGCACTATGGGCTAAGGTGAAAATTCCATTGGGTCCTTCAATCGAAGTTACCTGTCCGACGGACTTGACAGGCTCACCTCCCTCTGCCATACCTCCGGCATACACTTCCACAGCGCTGGAATTGGGACACCAACACTGTGTGGAGGCTGGTGCTGCTCTGAGCTTAGTACCAGTGCCCTGAGGCACCTTAAGTAGAACAACATCAATGACAGGGGATCCGCTATCCTGTTCGTTGGAAAGAACTGGGTGAAAGGTCTTCATATCTCTTGTGATGAAGTACTCTTTATCTTGTCCAACCAGGTTATGTGCAGCCGTCATAAGTGTGTCAGGCCCACCTTGGTTAATTCCTATGAAGAAAGCCTGACCGATGACTCGATAGGACTTCCTAAATAGAGATTCATCAGATCTCGTACATAGGATAACCTGGCACTGGGGTAAAGCCTTGACCCTTTGCAAGTAGTTGATTGATTCCTGCACAAAAAGGTTGCGAGGATAAATCAACTCGAAACCCTTTATATACCTCTCGTACACGTAGTAGGAGGGCGCAAGGAATATGAAGACAACATACTTCACAAGGGTCCAGACACGCTTAGCCGCATAGTATGTGAAAGCGTAAGCAAGGACTGCACTGAACACCGCAAGTTGGAGAATGAGAAAGAAAGTCACACCTCTTCCATACGGTGAAAGGAGCCAGTTGAGCATTGCCTCAAGGAACGCTTCAAGGACGCGGCTGCACACAGCGGAGGCTACATAATAGTAGCCGGTGAGTTGCTCGTAAGAGATCATTTTCGAGGCGAAGTTCTTGTTAACTTGTCGAAAAACTTAAACTCACG